AAGTTTAATCCTACATCTTCCATTACATCATTTCTAACACTTACTATAAAAACTCTTTCTCTTTTCTGTGGCACACCATAATTGACAGCACTCATAACTTTGTAAACAGTAGTATATCCTATTGCTTCAAAATCTCTAATCATTTTGTTTAAATGTTCTACAGCATAAGACATTGTTAAACCTTTTACATTTTCACAAACAATAACTTTAGGTTGTATATCTTTACACAATCTAATTAATTCCCATGTTAAATCTTCGATGTTAGTTTGAACATGACCGTATTTTACTTGGGTCTTGTTCCAGTTCTTTTGTTTACTACCTGACATTGAAAATGGAGGACAAGGTGGAGAGCCATCAAATATATCTAACTCTCTAGGATTGAACTTACCTGTCACCATAACTTCTTCACTAGTCATTTGTTTTATATCTTTACAAAGGTAAGGTGTTCCTGGAAAGTTTTGTAGATAAGTATCACACGCAACCTCTTGAAACTCGTTCATAAATTTACAATCACCACCTGATAATTTGTAACCACAAGAACTACCACCACCACCTGCAAAGGTAGTTGCATAAGTGAACAGTTTTCTATCGGAAGACTTTTTCATATCTTCTAGTGTGTATCTAAAATATCTACTCATACTAAAAAACCCTCTAATGTAAATTGTGTTTCTTTTTTAATTCCTTTTCTTTGTTCGTGCAGCTCATGTCCTTTATGCATTTCTTTATTTTCATATGTTTCTATTACATGACAATTTTTACAAAGAATTTTACATTTTCTTATTTCATCTTTCAATTCTCTCATTCTTTCTTTATGTAATCTAGTTCCATATTTTGGTATTCTACTAACTAGAACACCCATACCACTACCAACAGGACCATTTTTATACATGAAGTAAGATTTTTGAGTAGGATCTATATGTGCAAAATCTAATGCAAGACCATGTTTATTATATCCACAAATAGAACAACCTTTTAAAGTTTTATAATGCCACAATTTTCTAGTAAGTCTTTTTCTATATTCCATCATGAAAAAAACTCTTCAATAGTATTATTACCTGAAGCATCAACACTCCACTTTGCTGAGTCTAATATAAAACTCATAGGCTCAACAAAAGATTTATTATATTGTGTTTCGTAATCAATTAGTTTATGTAATCCAAATTGTTTAGGTAATTTTGCAGGAAAAGAAATAACCTTTGCCTGATATGAATTAGGTGTTAAAATATGTAAATATTTTATTTTATCACCTTCTAATATAAGAGGAAACAAGTGTGTAATCTTTTTAAGTCGTAACAAGTAATTATAAACTAATGCACCTTTTACATGCATAGGTGTTGACTTTTTATATATGCCATTAGGATCTGAATATTTCCTTAGATTATTTACACTACGAGGAAAGCCAATCTCTTCTGGACTCATGTTAGTAAACTGTAATTTAAATTTTTTATAAAAATCTTTTAAGGCATTTTCATCTTTAGTCATAATTATTTCTAGGGATTCTTTAATCTTACTTCTACACACTTTAGGTGTTGATGATTTAACAGCCTCGATACCCATCATCTTTAATTTAGGTTTTGCATATTGCACACCTTCTGAATTATGAACATTTAGAATATATCTTTTCTTTGCAGTCCAAATACCTTTGTCAGCAATAACCTCTCGTTTCATAAACATCTTTTGCTCATAGGCATTTACATAATCAGCAAGTTCTTTATAACTTTTACTCATGAAAGGTTCTAGCTTCTCTTCACAAAACTTATCTAAAACTTTTACAATCTTTTCTTTAGGTGTACCTTCTGGTAGTTTTTTAACCATGTCATCAAAACTTACATAGATTGAGTCAGTATCAGAAGCAATAACATAATCTTTTTTATTGTTTAACATTTTATTAAAATATTGATTAACCTTTTCCTCAATCCATCTAATTGCAAGTTGACCTGATGTAGTTATGGCTTCTGCTTCGTCAAAATCAAAATATCTAAAGTAACGATTACCTATCGCACCATATGCTGAGTTGAGAGAAATCTTTTTAGAAAACTGTATCAAGTGATATCTTCTAGCAAGTTTATCATACTTTTTATCTTTTGTATTTTCATATTGTTGTTGAGCCTCTAACATCTTTTTCTTATAACCTACACGGTCATTATATTCTTTCTGAATTATCTTAGGTAAGAAACCTTGAATATCAGTTCTATAGATTGTACCATTAGCAGCCATCGTTTTATTTAGCAGTTTTAAATTACCTGTGTCATATCTTTTTTCAATTAATCCTTTTACAGTAACTTGATGTTTTTCTGGTATTTTAGTTTCAGGAGATATATTGTATTGCATAATCAAGTGAGGATACAAACTATTCAAGTCAAAACTCACTACCCAGTTATGTAAACCCACTTGTGGATCTTTTACATAGGCACCTACTAAATCATCTTTAGATTGTGTGCCAGGACGAAGAGGACAAACAAGATTTTGTTTCTTCAAAAAGTTGTAAATAATATTATCCCACATTCTAACTTGGGAATATACATCTTCATAATTAACCTTTGCATTGTAAGCCATAGTAATTACAAGTTCAATAAGAGATAACCTATCTTCTAGTTTATCAACAAGTTCAACATCTTGAATATTATAATCAACAAAGGTTTGATAATCTTTAGTATACCACTCTTTGAAAGTATCATAAGGGTTATCATCTTTCTTCTCACCTAACTCAACCTCGGCTATATGATCTAGTTTATAACTCTCTTGATTAGATGCTGTAAACTTTTTATATAGGTCAAGATAATCTAGTTGTGCAATACCTAATGGCTTTACATACTTGTGAACTCTACCCATAGTATAAACTTCTTCTTCTTGAACAATATTCCAAGGAGATAATTTTTTAGCTGTTCTCTCATCAAACACATTTCTAATTCTATTATGTAAATAATATAAATCAAAAAACTTACTATTCCAACCCGTAATAATATCAGGAGGACTTTGAATCCAAAACTTTAGAAACTCTTTTATTAAATCTTTTTCAGTATCACATCTAATATACTGAACATAATCTCTAGTATTTTTAAACTCACCGATACCCCATACTAACATTTTTTTGTTGGCATGGTCTTTTAGTGAAATACAAATTAATTGTTCTATTGCTTCTTCAGCATTAGGAAAACCTTGTTCAGCTGTTACCTCAATATCGATTGTATAAACTTTTATATGTTCTTTTACCCAATCAATATCATTAGGATAATATTCAGAAATATATTGAAAGTGAAAACGCTCATTACCAAATAGAAAGTCTTTGTGGTCTTTGTATCTTTCTATAAGTTCACGAGCCTTACGAATACTTGGAAGTTTTTTAGGAATAAGATATTGATCAGATAAACTACGGTATCTTGTTTTATCTTTGTATTTGTGAAATAGTGTTGGTGCATAAGGAACCTTATCAGTAAATCTTTCATTACCTTCAACACCTCTAACTAATAAATCATTTCCATAAGGAATAACACTCGTATAAAATCTACTCACGGTACTATAACAACCAATCCATCATGTTTCTTTTTTAATTCTATTTGACAAGATAACCTACTATATTTTTCATCAAAATTAGGTTCATATTCTAACAAAGATAATTCAGCATTATCATCATTAGCAGGACCTGTTACTTCAATCCACTCAGGTGTAACATGAACATGACAAGTTGCACATGAGCAGCTACCACCACAATCACCTTCTATTCCTCTTACATATTTGTTTTTAGAATAGAAGCGTGTTGCTTCCATTAAGGTTGTGTTTTCTGGAACTTCGATTGTTTCTTCTTCGCCAGTATCAGCCTGACGGATCGTCACTTTTATCATCTTCACCTGTGTCACCAAAGTAAGCGTGTAGTGCATCAAGCTTATCTTCAGCATCAGCAATTTTACACATTAGTTTATCCATTTCTTCAACATGCTGAGGGTGTTCTCCGATACCTACAGCCTTATCAAAATAGATTTCCATAGTTGCTTCTGCTTCAGATATTTGAGCAACATACTTATCTTTTAGTGCTTTATATAATAATGTATTAGAATAATTTGTCATTTTTTATATCTCGATTATAACATATCTGAACCATTTAGTCAAGGTTCTTCTTAATAACATCTATTCTTTTAGAAAGAACAAACATGCGGTCTGGGTTAACAGATACGCTCATACGCCTCATTAGATCCCGGTTGATAAGCAAGTCACTATATCCTTGTCTTAAATCTAATGCAACAGGAACATCACTATGTATGCTGT